AAGAGATTGTCCGCGACAAGGACCAGCTCATCAAAATACTAAAAGACGACAAGGCAGGTAAGTAATGACAGAACCAATCAGGATTTCTAACTCTGAAATTCAAACGTTCAAAGATTGCCGTCGACGTTGGTGGTTCACTTACTACCGCAGACTGCAACCAAAAGAAAAGCAGATGACTGGTGCTTTGGCACTCGGGTCTCGTATTCACGAAGCTCTTGACCGGCACTACTCAACTGGGGTTGACCTTCTTCAGGCCCACTCCGGTTTGGTCGAGGAGGAGAAACAAGCAATGCTTGCCGAGTTCCGCGATGTCGAGGAGCTGGAGAAAGAAGCCGAGCTGGGGCACATCATGCTCGAGGGCTATGTCCAATGGTCCGAGGAAAACGGCATTGACGCTGAGCTTGAGATGATTTCCACAGAGGAAACAATCTCCATGCCGATGTTTAATGGCGAAGTTGAGCTTCAGGGAAAGCTTGAAATGCGTGTGCGTCGCAAGGGCGACGGTGTGCGTATGTTCCGTGACTTCAAAACCGTAGGAGGCTCTCTGGCAGACTTTGCCAACCTAGCTCCTATGAACGAACAGATTTTGACGTACATGCTGTTAGAACAGCACCAGAACAAGGGAGAGGAGCGCTCTGAGGGTGGAATCTTTACATTGCTAAAGAAAGTCCGTCGCTCGGCCTCGGCTCGCCCTCCGTTCTACGACCAAATCGAGGTACGTCACAATGTCTTCACCCTGAGGTCCTTCTGGGACCGTATCCACGGCACCGTGGGCGACATGATGCGCGTCCGCACTGCTTTGGATGAGGGGGGAAGCCCTGCCTTCCACGCATATCCCAGTCCTTCGCGGGACTGCAAGTGGAAGTGCAAATTCTTCACCGTATGCACGCTTATGGATGACGGCTCTGGAGCCGAGCAAGCGCTTGAAGAAATGTACGAAGTAGCTGACCCCTACGCATACTATGGGGCCACAGAGAAAAAAGGAAGTGAGTGACGCATGAGTGAAGTCCAGCGGTCTTTGACCGTTATGGTCTACGGCGAGTCCAAGGTGGGTAAGTCCACCTTCGCTGTAACCGCTCCGTATCCGCGTCTCATGCTTGACGTTGAGGGTGGACACCGCTTTCTGCCCATCGTCGCCAAGTACTGGGACCCGATGACGGAAGAGGTGCTCAAAACCTACCAGTGGCTACAGATGGGAAACCATCACTTTAAGAGCTTGATTATTGACTCCATTTCGGAGTTGCAGGTCAAGTGCATTGACAACATTGCAGGCAGTGAGCAGATGAAGATGCAGCAGTGGGGCGAATTGCTTCGCCACATGGGCGGTCTTCTCCGCGACTTGCGTGACCTGACAATGCACGCCACTAACCCACTAGAGGCAGTCGTCTTGACGGCAATGTCTCAGATTACCCAAGATGGGCGTCACCGTCCATTCTTGCAGGGGCAGCTCAAAATCATGGCACCGTATTTCTACGATATCCTCGGTGCTCTTGCGATTGAAGAGTTCCCCAACGAAGACCCACTAGGTGCTCCGCACAAAGTTCGACGCATGTATGTCGAGCGGACTAAGGAGTATGAAGCGGGAGAACGTGTCCAAGGCCGTTTGGGCGCAATTGTTGAGCAACAGAACCTAAGCATTGATATGATGCTCGACACCATTTTCGGACCTAAGCAGGCCGAGAAAACGACAAAAACTAGTAAGAAAGAGGTATCAGCATGAGTACACTCAACTGGAACGAACTAATCAAAGAGGCTGGCGACGCCGGTCAAACCTCCATGGAGCCGCTCCCGGAGGGCGACTACGAACTCAAGATTCTTGAGGCCGAAGACAAGCAGAGCCAGTCTGGAAAGACTATGTTCGCTATCAAGACTCAGGTTCAGGGTGGAGCGCACGCTAACCGCCTTGTCTGGGACAACCTTGTTGTCACTACCGACAACCCAACCGCTCTAGGCATCTTCTTCCGTAAGATGGGAGCCTTGGGCCTGACTCAGGACAACTTCTGGAGTCGTGAGCCTGACAATCAGCAGATTGTTCAGACTCTTATCGGTCGTCAGTTCCGCGCCACTATTGGTCAGCGTACTTACAACGGACAGAAGCGCAACGAGATTAAGAACTACTACCCCTCAAGCGCTACTGCAGCTGCACCAGCACAGACTGCTGCAGCCACACAGGCACCAGCACCTGCTGCTGCTACTCCCGCTCCGGCTCCTGCCCCTGCACCCGCTCCTGCCCCTGCGGCAGCTCCAGCGGCTAATAACGCAGAGCAGGCTCCTGACGCTCCGTTCTAAAACCAATGGGGGGTGTCACTCTTGCGGGTGGCACCCCCTCTTTTAGGTAGGACCTATGAAAATTCTTATTACTGGAAGCACAGCACAGCAAGCTTCCCAGAGGGCCGCAAATCGGTTCCCAACATTCGCCTCAATGATGGCAGAAGCTCTAAAACGAAATGGTGATGAAGTTGACTTTGTCGAGCCGTCTTTCAAATACACAAAGCAGTATCTCTCAATTTACGACCTAGTTCTCGTTGGCATTGCACCACCGACTAGTGTTGCTGCTAATAAGGTCTACCCAGCATTTGCAATGGCCAACCGAGCCAGAGAGTTGGACAATCTTGCGTTGTTTATTGACGCCCCTGAGCCTTTTAAGATTATGGCTTCTCTCAAGTCTTGCCTGAGCGGTAAGACCAGTCTTCTCAAAGACTTTTACTCGAAGAGGAAAGAGTTTGGCATTTTCCAGCGCGACATGGAGTCGCGAAAAGAAGTTATTGAGTTTATTGAATTTTTATACAAAAACGAATGGCCAGTAACTCTGTACCCCTCGCTGCCGTGGTCTTCTAATCTTTCAATCATTAGCGACATCCCCAACATTGGAGAAGATTCGCTGTTTGGGGTAAACCTTGACTACGAAATTTTTGAAGACATCAAGGCAAAACCAATAACCGGAGCCGACAGTGATTACTGGGTGGCTGATTACTTGACCAGTAAGTGGACAGATTCGGTGGGTGCCACACTGGGCAACAAGATTGCTTCTGTAAAAAGCTCAGCGTGGGCAACTGAGGAAGAGATTGAAGAAAACATCAACGGTTCCTTGGGGACTCTTATCTCGGTGCATAGAAACTCAGAGCCGTGGTGGAGTCCGTTTATTGCTAAGTCATTGGCACTTAAAAAGCCAGTCGTCACTGACTGGCGGTATAGCTCAGATATCGGCTCAAGTTGGAGTGTTCTGGGCGGCACCATTGAAGCAATGACTGCTGACGAACGTCAGGCAACCGCTGAGTCTCAGATGAGAGATTACATGACCCACGTCGGTGGAGGCCGAGAAAACTTGTTTGTCGCAGTAGAAAGAGCCGCTTCCGCTTTGGAAGTTGCACACAACTAAATAGCCGTTAAACTATAAGAAAGAAGGAAATCTAATGGCTCTCGATATGAACTGGGTTAATGAGCAGCTTCAAGCTGCCAAAGTGCGTAAGCCCGTAGGAAACGCGACTATCAAACTTATAGAAATGTTTGACGAGATAGAGCTTACCGACGAACACAAAGCCAAGACCGTAGAGCTTTTCTCAAAGCTTGCTTTAGGTCACGCTTATGTAAAAACAAACAGAAACGAAAAGTGGATTCCCGCCCGACCGGGTGACATTAAAGTTGCCGAAACCGTTCGAGTGAAAGCTGACGCATACACCGGAGAGCTTGGAACTATCCACAATGGTCGTCAGGGTAGGGTAACCGGAGTTCGCTACGGAGACGTAATTTTTAAGAGCACAGATGGCAAAGAGCCAGTTTTGGATGGAGCTCACTATCCGCCTCAGATGCTGGAAAAGTTGGTCGAATCTAATTGATTAGCGCTACGTTTACTTTCCATGTTAACGGAGACTCCTACTGGGAGCTACGTGAAAAAGCCGATGCCGTTGTCGTTGAGTTTTTGCAGGACGACACTGAAGAGGAGCTCGTAGAGGCATCTATTGAAGACTTTAGGTCTACCTTTTCAATTGGCTACGACATGGTTATAGATGAAAACACTGACATGGAAATTGATAGTGACTACCGAGCGGAGGTGACTGCCCGCGTAAAACCGCGAAGATAGCCCAAATGTAACCCTCAATAATTAAATTAGTTAGGACAGAATGACATCTGACAAGCCAACACCCCCATGGGAATTCGACGAACCAGCCTGTGCTGAAGTAGGCACTGAAATATTTTTCCCGCCGGACAGAGATGACCCCCGGCAGGTGAGAATGGAAGACACGACCCGAGAGGCTAAAAAGATTTGTCAGGGATGTAAACACCTAACTGAATGTGCAGAGTGGGCCTTAACGCGGGAGCCGCACGGCGTGTGGGGTGGGATGTCACCAACTGACAGAAGAAACCTTAGGCAAAAACTGGGCATTAGAATCTACACTCGCAACGACGCAGACGGAACTTTTAGAAAAGTCTTTAATCGCAATAGCTAGTAGAATAGTTCTATGAGTGCTGAGCGTGTAGAAAGCCCAGAGCCAATCTGCGAAAAGTGTTGGCTCAAAACGCACATGCACTGGGAGCCTGAAAGCGTCAACGACGACGGAGACATCTTGTTTAGGCTCAAGGGCGTAGACGTACCGCTCAAATACAACACCGGTCAGGTAGAAACTTGCTACGAATGTGGTGAGGTGACCATCTCTGGAATCTTCGACCGCAAGGTGGGGAGCAATCAAGTTTTCCGCACCGAGCCTCGAAAGGGTTTTGGTTTGGCTCAAGAAGGCGCAGACGAGGACTACGAATGAGAGATATTCGCTACGGAGAGGGTCTGTGGTTCGAGTGGAGCGGAAGTGGCTACTTTTCCGAGGGTGATAGTGACCTTGTTTTTTGCACAATTGGTCATGTGGACGTAGAAAACGAAATTGTCCGCCGTGCATTGGCATCCGTGCTTCAACGTGACGGAGTTGTTGATAAGTTAAGCGACGGATTTAATCTTATTCAAGACAAAGCAGTCCAAATTGGCTGGGCTGGAATATTGCCCGACGAAACCGAATACACCTACTGCGATGAATCTGGTGAGACAGAGTACGGTGACCAAGTAGAAAAAATAGAAGAATTTACTTGGATAGAATTTTAAACACTCTGGTTTATTAGTCATAAAGTAAGCACTACCGTACGGTAGTATAGTA